GCGGGGCCTGGCCTTGTTGGCCAGAGTCTCTGTTTTGCTGACTCTTCTCTATATGGTTCAGACCATGTTTCAGCTCGAAGTGTGGTTATGTCCGGAAATTCGGCGCTTTCAAGCGCTTCTGATCGTTCGATCATTCCAGCTCGTTCCATCCATTTCAATTCTCTGAAGTATGGTTTGACTCCTCTCTTAACGACTAACTCGTTCCAGATTAGTTTACATGTGTTGTAGAATCGCAGTGAACATCCAGTTGATGCCATGCTTAATCCTAAAGCGGATGCTGCTAATCGTGTCCAGTCTTGTGGTCGTTCCGGGAAGCACAGATGCCTTAAAAGGTCTTCATCTGTTCGGTATGGTAACCCATAGATATTGAAATACCCAAGGACTGTAAGTCCATTAAGTTTGTTCAAAATCATTGATTTTTTAACGTTTAGTTTTGCTTTAAAGTAAAACTCAGCCGTTCTGGCTAATGCCGTTAAGAAACCGGGTCCATAGATGACGTAGACTTGTTCATAAAATGCAACAAGTGAATCATCACCTTGAATTCTTATCCAGAAGGATGTTGATTTGATATTGATTCCGAGTGCACTAAGGCAAGTAAGAATCATAATCATATTTGCGAATGAATCCAGTAATTGGGTCTGTTGATATCCAGAACCAAATCCACTATATTGAAGCTGGTACAATCTACCATCAGGCAGAAGTACGGGAGTGTGTTTTATGCTATAGCATACCCACTTCCATAGTCTCTCAATTGTGTTGGGATCCTTCGGTCGTCCGTTCGGATAAAATGAGGTTGGTGCGTATCGTGTGAAATCGAAGTATGATCGCCATATTCTATGGACTTCATCAATCAATTCAAAAAGCAAAAGCTTATCAAACTGGGACCAATCAATGCTTAAAAAAGTATTGGGTGTTCCATCTCTTAGGATTTCATTATACAGTCGTTTCCAGCCTCCTTTCATTATTTCTCTTCCCCATAACATTCTGCCGCAGTCTTCATTCAGATAGACTCTCTGCATTTGCCAGATGAAACAATTTTCACCTTGAAGCAAAAGCTTCGTTTGTCCAAAGACAGACCGAATTTTGTCGGGCTCATCCTTTGAGACAACATGAGATCTAGCGTGTAGAGTACTCCAGTAGTAAGGTTTGGGTTCTCCAAATTTCGTCCAGAACTTTGAAAATCCGTATTTGATTTGATGGATTAACGTTCTGTTATATACAAACAATTCGTTGTATAAATTGTGGAAATTAGGGGTATCGTTTTGAATTTCTCCAATTGCTTGTTTATATCTTAGCCATTCTCTAACGGTCCAGTATTTCGATACTTTACGTTTTAGATGTTTCCAGATTGCGTCTTTCCAATCATAAGTTGACTGAAATGGGACAAAGAGGAAAGAAGGAAGATTCCAGGGCGCCTCAGCGCTAGGAACAAGATTCCAAGGATAATACCTTAGATCCGGAAAACTAATCGGATACAAAATTTCAGTCGGTTGAAATTCACTTTTCGTAATTTCAAGTGCGTCAAAGAAATGTCGATCACGAGGAATTTTCATCTTCGGTTGTTCAATTCTCAAGAAATCATCGATTAGTGCTTTATCACTAAAGTCAGACCTCCTATTTGTTAGGACTTGCTGAATTTCATCTTTCGAGTAATTCATTGAAATCGCTTTAATCACTATCTGATTTCGATGGTCAATGACATCTTGCGGAAGTGCAAATTCAAATCTTGTTGGTAGAACATTCTTTGCTAATCTTAGCAGTAAAAGAAGATTCATTTTATTTTGCGGGGAGTTGATATCTCCTCTAGTAGCGGTCGTTCGTTGATCTAAGGGAAGCTTAGA